GGTAAGAAAAAGAAAAAGCCGATGGGCGGTAAGAAGCGTAGTGGCGGGAAGAAAAAGAAATCTAATGGTCTAACCGCAGCTCAGAAGAAGCTTCCGATGGCACTTCAACGTGCTATCATGAAAAAGAAAAAGAAGCGCTGAAATAGGCGTTGAGAACCGGAGGTTAGCAATGCCCTATATGACAAGTGGTAAAACAGTCTATAAAGTGACAGGCGGTCGTAAAAAGAAAGTTGCGGGTGCTAAGTCAAAAGCCTCGGCAAAGAAGATGGTTCGTATGTTGTATATGATCAAAGAACTGCCTCGCCGAGGAATGAGGAGGCGTCGTGGCCGTTAAGCGTAGACGCAAGTCTACTAAAAGCAAAGCGGTCCCAACAAATCCTACTTTGTACGCTCGCGTAAAAGCCGAAGCAAAACGCAAGTTTAAGGTGTATCCGAGCGCTTATGCAAATGGATGGCTAGTAAAAACTTACAAAGCCAGAGGTGGTAGATATAGGACTAAAAAATGATTAAGGCTCGTTTGGTTGGAAATGGCAAATTTGTTATTGACAACGTTATGACAAAAGATGGGCACACCGATGCTGCATCTGCTCTTACGAGTTGCAAAACAATTATTTCGCATTGTGAAATGATTATGAGCAATCTGGAAGACCCAGAAGCGTCTCTCCCGACTTGGTGGACAAATAAGCTGGCAATTTCTGAATATGAAGTTGTATCGGCTGCAAACTACTTAGCGGCAGGGTCGATGGAGCCCTAAATGGCAAAACCGAGAGGTGGACTTACAAAGTGGTTTAAGGAGAAATGGGTTGACATTAGTAGAAAAGACAAGCAAGGGAGACATCCTCCTTGTGGACGCGCTAAAGCCAAGACTTCTAGAAAAGGCTACCCAAAATGCGTACCCGAGCACAAAGCTGCTAGTATGTCCACTTCTCAAAAACGAAGTGCTGTTCGTAGAAAGCGATCTAAAGCACAGGGAGTAGGAGGCAAGCCCACGTTTGTTTCTACTGCTCCAAGGAGAAGACGTCGTGGCTCTAAGTAGCTTTTTGGATAATCCTGTTATTTCTGTGGCTCGAGGCAGAATTCATAATGCACAAAGCTTTTATAAGTTTGGTTATAATTCTGCAATTATAAATAGTTCTGAAACTATTTGGGACGCAGGAGGAACGTATTCTTTTCCTGCTTCTGCAAGTGCTCTGAGTGTAGCAAGTACAGCAAGTGGCGATACAAGTCTTTCTGTCACTTTAATTGGTCTAGATGAAAATTACGACGAACTTACAGAAACTGTTACTCTTGATGGTACAGACGCAACTACTGCTGTAACTTCTAATAATTCTTTTTTAAGAATTCATAGAGCATTTATATCAGGAGGTACTGCACCTACTGGCAATGTTACAATGAAGATTGGAGCAGTTACTCATGCCCAGATTACAGTAGGCGAGAATCAAACTCTAATGCTAGTTTATACAGTACCAGCAGGGCATGCTCTTTATCTGAAAAAGGGTAGCATTTCTCACGGAGCCGATGATAACAGTGCTTTTATTACTGGGCGTCTCAAAACTCGAGCATTTGGAGGAATTTTTAGAACACAAAATGTTCAAAATCTAAATAACTCTTTTTTGGAGTTTGATTGGGAAGTACCTCTGAGAGTTGCAGAAAAAACAGACATTATCGCAGAAGCAATTTGTAGTAAAAACCAAACTAATGCAGTATCAGCAACTCTGCAAGGCGTCTTAATTGACGAGAGATAAATTATGGCAGCTAAACGCAAAACTGCTAGGAAAAAACATCCAGCAGTTAAGCGCGCTGGAGTAGCAGGGTTTAACAAGCCTAAAAGAACTCCAGGGCACCCTAAAAAATCTCACATCGTTGTAGCTAAAGTTGGCAGTAAAGTAAAAACTATTCGTTTCGGTCAACAAGGTGCAAAAACAGCAGGCAAACCTAAAAAGGGGGAGTCTACTGCGATGAAGAAGAAAAGAGCAAGTTTTAAAGCTCGTCACGCGAGAAATATCGCAAGAGGCAAAATGAGCGCAGCTTATTGGGCCAATAAGGTGAAATGGTAATGAGTGATTATCATCCTGCGGATACAAATGGTGATGGAGTAGTTTCCGAAGAAGAACAAGCTATGTATTTAGAATTCAAGCGTAAAGAGCTTGAAGATAAAGATGCACAGCGAGATGCAATTCGTAAAATGGCATGGTTTGCTCTCTTTGGACTTTTAGTATACCCTATTGGTATTGCAATCACTTCAGCTTTTGGTATGGATAATGCTTCTCAACTAATTGCTGATATTGCTCCTACCTATTTTGCATCTATTGCAGTGCTTGTCTCTGCTTTCTTTGGTGCAGACGCTTTCAAAGGTAAGTAAGGACACAACTCATGCTGCCGCTCCGCGCAGAGTACCATAAAAAACTCAACATCACTAGTATGTTGAGATCCGTAGAGAGAGCGACCGCCGAACATTTAATTCGGTCGGAGCGGAGGTTTCTTTCTCTCAAGAGAATCAAAGATTCTATATTTGGAGAAGTTAATGGCTAGATCTGGTGGATTTATTTCCGGAGGCCCTACTGGGGTACACGGAACTCAAAAAATCCGTAAACATCGACTAAACCTTGGCGTAACTCGTGATATGAATGCAGCAGCAGGAACTCTCGTAAACACCAAAAACCCAACGGGTGTTGGAGCACGCTACGCTGCTCCCGCAAAAGCTATTGGTCCTCGCTTCGGCAAGACTGCTAGTCCGCCTCGTGCTCGCTTCGGTAAGTCTTCCCCTAAAATCACACGCAGAGGACGTCGTAGATGAAGAAAAATGGAAGAGATCTCTGGCTTCAGCAGAATGCAGTTTCTGCTGCTGCCTTTATAGAGGTTTTTTCTCAGATTGAGCAACAAAGAACGCTTATGCCTCGCGAGTCTGATATGAAAGAACTCGCGAGAGCATATGCGTATCTTTTTGCTTCTTTAAGACGAGAAGAAGTAGTTGATAACTTATTCGAAGATGTAACGGTACATTAAATGCTCGAAATTAGTAGAAAAGATATAGTCTCTGATAATCTCATGGAGTTTCCCGAAAATCGTTTTATTAAGCTGCCTATTGAAAGCTATATGGAACTTCTTGGGATTGAACCAAACTCCACGCAGACTGCAATCATTAATGCAATCAACAATCCAAAATATCGTTTTGTTGCAGCAGCAGTATCACGGCGTCAAGGAAAGACTTATATAGCTAACGTAATCGGTCAGCTTGTTTGTCTTGTTCCGAATAGTAACGTGTTACTTATGTCCCCCAACTATTCACTCTCTCAAATTTCTTTTGATCTTCAGAGAAATTTGATTAAGCACTTCGATCTTGAAGTTTTACGAGACAATGCAAAAGACAAAGTCATTGAACTTTCGAACCACTCGACGATCCGTATGGGATCGGTTAATCAGGTGGATTCGGTCGTTGGTCGCTCCTACGATCTCATCATCTTCGACGAAGCGGCTCTTGTTGATGGCAGAGACGCTTTCAACGTTGCACTACGTCCCACGCTAGACAAAGAAAATTCTAAAGCTATCTTTATCTCTACTCCTCGAGGTAGAAATAACTGGTTCTCCGAATTTTTCTACCGTGGATTTTCTAACGAATTTCCAGAGTGGGCTTCTATTCGAGCAACTTACCATGAAAATCCTCGTATTTCTGAAGATGATATTATTGAAGCTAAAAAGACAATGTCTGAAGCTGAATTTAATCAGGAATACATGGCCGACTTCAATACTTATGAAGGCCAGATTTGGGCATTTAACCATGAAAAGTGCATTGCTGATTTAAGTGAGCTTGAAACTCGACGCATGGATATTTTTGCAGGAATGGACGTCGGCTACAAAGACCCTACTGCTTTCTGCGTTTTTGGGTATGATTGGGATTCTGGAAACTATTATCTTCTTGATGAGTATCTTAATTCCGAGCGAACCACCGAACAGCACGCTGAAGAAATTCAAAAATTGATTCGTAAATGGGATATTGATTATATTTATATTGACTCTGCTGCTCAACAGACTCGATATGACTTTGCACAGAATTATGATATTTCAACGATCAATGCAAAAAAGTCAGTACTTGATGGTATTGGGCATGTAGCGGGTATTGTTGATAATGATAAGTTGATTGTGCATCAGAGCTGCAAAGAATCTCTATCATCGCTTGATCAATATCAATGGGATCCGAATCCCAACCTTATGAAAGAAAAGCCGAAACATAATTATGCATCTCATATGGCTGATGCTATTAGATATGCTCTTTACTCATTCGAGACTGCGGCTACTACTTTCTAATGATACCTCTAAAAAATAGTTCTTGACTTCTGCTCCTGGAAATGGTAGAATTTAAATGTGGATTGAGTTATGACTTTAAAACGCGATTTAGTTAAGTATGTTCGTGATAAGGCTAAGTCTAAATACGAGAAAGACGACGCGTGCTACATCTGTGGCGCTACAGAGAATTTAGACTTCCATCATTTTAACGGACTTACCGAGTTGTTGGATGTTTGGCTGAGAAAGAATAAGATCACAATTGATTCAGAAGAAGATATTCTAGCAATTCGTGAACAATTCATTTCCGAACATTTAGACGAACTTTATGAACAAGCTGTTACCATTTGCCATGAGCATCATTTGCTACTGCACTCCATTTACGGAAAGCGCCCAAAGCTAGTGACTGCAAAGAAACAGCAAAGATGGGTAGAGATACAGAGAGAAAAACATGGCATGGTATAATTTTTGGAGAGGTGAGAAAAAGCTGGAGGTTGAAGAAAAAGAAAACCCCGCTCAATATATCATCGCTCAAAACGAAGGTTTCTTTCTAGAAACTCGTGAAGT